CCAATAGATGTATTGGTGATCCTCTGTGAGAGAACACTGCCATTCATGAAGATCGACTTTATCTGGCTTATAATCAACCTTTCCATTCTCATCCACCGCAAACACACCCTTGGTCTCTGTGGCTACATCCCACTGAGTAAAATTCACCTGCTTGAACCGGAACTCAACATACTCGCACTCATCAATTCCCGTGCACTCCATTTGCATTTGCATTTGGTGCACGTAATAACTCGGGATCTCATCTTTGCGAGCACGGCTCATTGGACACTTGAACTCAACCAGGCGCCCGTAGCGATGCGGATCAGCATCTGCATACTTGGGAATAATCAGACCGTCTGGAGATGCACCCAAGAACGAATGAACTGGATGCTGACAACAGCCAACATCAATGATCTCACACTGTGTCGTATCCTCGTAGATCTTCTTTGCAATCGGCTCAAATCGCGTTCCCCATATCAATGCAGGGATCGGATTCGACCCATCCGACCTCGTAGGTGGATCCAGCTTCTTCTCCAGAAGTTCAAGGCGAGATGCAGGTGTCTGCCACACTTTGGAGACTTCTGATGCGGTAATCATCTTGCCACGAGTATTTAGCCACGCATCTGTGCGTTGGTCATTCTTGCCATAGAGGCGAACGGTTCTCTCGAATGCACGATCACGCATCCACAGGCGACCCACGTTTCCCATCATCAATTTCTGTGTCGCCTGCATAACCTCCCTCCTCAGGAGGCGGTACGAGAGTCCGGGGGCTAACGACTTGCAAAGGATTATGAACCGACGAAGACGGACATTCAGTTGTGTATATGGACGATCCTCCAGTAGGTACGAGGACAGCGCATCCTCCATTGGGGTTCTCTATCTTGCTCTCCGAAAGTTCGTTTTGGAGCCGACTCAAACGAACTTCGAACTCACCGGGACCCATGGTTCCAAGTTCATTTGCGCGACTAAACATATCCTCATACATCTTCTTGAACGCGATGTCATATGCGTCCATCTGATCAAGCGGAAATCCCGCTTCCTCAACAGTCCATGAAACCTCGCCCTCCTTGAACACCGGATCAGGAAGTTGAGGCTGATCACGAAGCATCTCCAGAAATGTATTGTATTCCTTATCGCCTTCAGGCATCATAAAAAGACCCGGAGTCGTTGCCTCCATAATCCCACCGGATTCACGAAGACGGCTAATCACCTCTCCTGTGCATACTGCAGTCATGACACCGAGACCCTCATCAGGAGGAGGGCGTTCAACAAACTCTACATTCGGATCCATGATTGTCGTGGGAGCATTGATCTCAGCCATTTGTCTTTATCCTACCGACCCACTTTAAGCGAGAATACCGCAGTAAGAATACAAAAATGGAGGTCATCCAGAATCGCGATCATTGGGTTCTTCACCGCCTGCAAGGTTTCTACTCAATCCCCGAAAACTTCACAAAGGTTCAAACCATCCTCTCAGGGGACTCCCGTATCAGCTTACGTCTTTTGGACTGGCTAGTCACTAATTATGCAAAGAAGCACAATGTATCATATCTCGCAACCGGCAATCGCCATGTGGTTGTGTATCTTGCCTACAAGTCTCACCTGAAGGCGTATAGCAAGAAGATGTTTGACCCGTTCTGCCGTTGGAAGCGAATCCAGTTTATGGGACTCGACACGACGGTTGGACAGCTCAACTTCTTTGAGTGGGCAATCCAGGACGAGGTTCTCAAGTATCTAGAGGACAACTATGATGCAATCCACGCAGATATGGAGGCATGCTCCACAACCATTCAGCCCAAGACGGCTGAGGACGGCACTCGCAGGAAGAGGCACGAACTGAGCCGATCAGCAACAAAGGCTGTGCGTCATCACGACGTCAATGTTGTCGTATCGTTTAATTAATGCAGTCAATCCTTGACCCAACTGTTATTTATCAAAACGTATCCAGGGACATTTGTGAACATGACGTTGATGTCGTGTCCGATCTCTGGAACATGGATGATCGTGATGTCTATCGGGGTTCCCGCGATACACAGTACTCTCATGCGAATGTTTATTGGTTGTATTCTGAAGAACTGACGCGCGTTGGTCTCATTGAGCATTCTCTGACCAACCACGCCGACTTTCGTATTTTGTGGTTTTACGAGAACCCGTTTGCTACGTTCCTGCAGGAGGACGGATGGACGCAAGAAGACAGCTTGTGGTCAGTCGTGTCGCAAACAGCAGTTGAACGTTTTCATTCAGAGGAGTGGATGACTCCTCATCAGATCCTGGAGGCGTGTCTATATGGGGACTCGCGTATTGTCACCCTTGAGACGCTTTTGGATCCACCGACTGTTCATGGATGTTCGGGTTGTGGTACGCGCTCGCTTAAACGACTGGCATGTGAGAATATGACTGGCGAATTGACCTTTCCAGCCAAGGAAAAAATTGTTTTTATTGACGATGACCTGTTCGTCTGTGTTCCACCTAGTGGATCACGTGTTTGGGAGTTGGTTGGACTTGCACCTACATCGCCGCACCCACGGGCCGACGGCGTGCCACCTTTGCGGGCGCAGGAGGCGCTGCAACCGGAGCGGGAGCCGGTGCTGGAGGAGTCTCAGTTGACTCGTCCTCCTGCTGTTCCTCCTGCTCCTCTGTCTCCTGAGGAACCTGCACTGCCTGAGGCACATCCTCCGTCTCCTCCGGCTCAAACAGCTGAGCAGCCGAGACGCGTGCCTGAGCAGACACCTGTGCATACGAGATTCGCCACGTCACTCCGAACCCCTGTCCGGACACGTAGATACTCGGGTTGACGATGAACCGAGCCTCCATGCGCTTCGGGAAGACCGACTCCAGGTTCTCAGGAGTCAGCGGAATCGGGCGATTCGCCATGTCCACCGCGTCCATGTTGACCGTTGGAACACCCTTGTCGTTAGGGTAGACCGGGACCTTCATGCGGAAGCTTGGCGGATACTTCCCGTTCGGCACCCACTCAGCACCCTGCTTCTCCACACTAGGACTCACCAGTGACTTCATACTGTCGCGGAGAACGTCCTCCTTACGCTCACGTCCAAACCACGACTTGGACTGAGCAACAGCCGTCTTAATGACCTTCTCCTCAAGGTCCTTCAGAAAGTTGTACATCTGACCGACCTCACCTGCCTCTGCAGGTGCCCGCTCCTTCGCATAGGAGTCGCATCCACGCAGGCTCGCGAGCATGGTGTAGTTAGTGCCATTCTCAGTCTCCTTGACAGAAACCCCCATAGGATACTGAAGCTTGGGGATGCGCATCTGGAAGTTCTGACCATTGTACTTGATCGGGACGCTCTTGGACCCATTGTTCTTGCTGATACGGATATCACCGAAAGTCACCTTGTTGATGTCGAGGTTGGAAGCGTTGATGATTGCGTTAACGGACATTTTGATCTTGTTGTGTGATCCTATGACGTAGCCTGGACGTAAATCCATTTTGTCTTAACGTTTCCTGACTCGGTTGACGCTTTCAAGAACTATCCGAGAAACACATAATGGTCCGTTGTGTAGCGGTCAAGAAGAAGGGATCTACCAACCAGTGTGCTGCGAGTGCACTTAAGGGACATAGCTTATGTGGGACACATATGAGAGCAAAGACAGTTCAGATATGGAAAGACGTTCTTGAAAATGATATCCGCGTCGTCAAGTGTCAATCATTCGCAAGAAGGTGGCTTGTATTGTATCGCTGCAGGTTAGCGGGTCCAGGTGTTCTGAAGAGGAAAGATCTTGCAAATGATGATGACCTCGTGACATGTGAAGAAAGTAACCGACAGCATCCATTTGAGTATTTTGCCTTTACCGAAAATGGTAAGACTTGGTGGTTTGATTTCAATACAATTTGGGTATGGTCTTTAAAGTCACATGAACCGGCTAATCCATATACGAAGGTTCCATTGACAACTGAGACACGCAAACGTCTCAGAGAAATGTGGGCGTACCGAAGCAGGAATCTTATTAAAGTCCCACTTGATCCAGAACATGCAGAGGAACGTCTCCGAATTAGATGGAACTTTTTATGTCAGACCTTTGTTGATCATGGATTTGTAGATGTAACTCCGGGGCAACTTATACGATTATCCAAGCCATCTCATATCGCAATGTGGAGATTCATCTACGAGGATTTTGGAAAAGTGCCAGCGCTTAGGTCATTATGTGATTATATGCTATCTCCTCCACTTCTTCGGGCTAATTCTATATCCTATGTTGTAAATTCATTAAGAGTGTTGATGAGATTTGTGACCTACCAAAAGGAGCCGTATATAACCATTTTTTCTGTAATGTCAGCTATCTATCGCTGTTGAAAACAGATTTCATATCGTAAAGCTTACCTGAATTCACCATGAATATCTTTGCATTATCACTAGACCCTCGCGAAGCCGCTGAGTATCATTGCGACAAACATGTCGTCAAGATGATTCTTGAAACTGCACAACTACTCTATTGCGCCCACTGGGTCTTAGATCCAGATGGGTTGCCTCCAACTGCCTATAAGAAAACTCATCCTAATCACCCTTGTTCAATTTGGATTCGTGAATCAGTTGAGAACTATCGTTGGCTCTCCGATCTTGGACTGTGTCTATGCCGCGAGTATACATACCGGTACGGCAAGACGCACAAGACCGAGGAGCATATCCGCTGGCTCTCGGACAACTTCCCGCCTTTGCCAATGACTGAGCAAACTCCATTTCGGATGGCCATGCCGGACGAATATAAATGTGAGGATCCTATCCTAGCTTACCAATCATACTACCTCGGCGCCAAGGAACGGATGCTTGTTTTCTCAAAGAGACCCCCTCCCCCGTTTGTAGAAAAGAAAAGGGCTTACATGACCGCCGATGGTAAGAGTATACCACTGCGTTAAAGATGTCGTCCTCTTCTTCTGTTTCTAAGTCAAACAAGATGCCCGCCGCCAAGAAGGATTCCGCCCCCAAGACCGTTGCCGCCCCCGC